GCCAACATGACAGTTATAATCATGTTGACCCTTTATCGTGTGTATTGGGTTATTTCTGTTTGGCCCCGTGGTGTTGCCGCACCTGGGGCTTTTGTTATATCACCTTCTTTTCAGTCGATTAATTTCACTCCAATTATTATGAATATCTTTCAAACAGTATATCCTTAAAGCTAAAGTGATTTTTTGAGTCCCTCTATTCTTCTGCTGCCAGTTTTCTTACAAAGGCATAGATCATATTAATAGCTTTCTCTGCCTTGATATTCCCTACCGTCTTAACAATGAATTTCTTCTTGCTCTCCATCTCCTGTGTATGAGCTTCTCCGTCTGAATCTGTATTAGTATCTCCGGCCGGCTCCTCTTCCGTAATATCATCAGTATCTAATGTGTCTATCGTCTTTGTCAGCTTCTGTTCGAATCCTCTCACGTAATCATGAGCAATTGAAGAGTTCTGATAAATCCGATTACGGTTCATCATAAACAACGCCCCGTCATTTACTGATTTTCCTACAATATCGGAATTCTCCTGTACTACCTCCAACGTATAGAGTACCTTATCAAGATCCATTAAGATTCCAGAAAGCTCTCCGATTGCTTCTGTCTCTCTTCGCTTCATATCTCTGATGATTTCGGTTGCCATTGTTGTTCCTGTTGTGTTTTCTTTTTTACTCATATCTGTATTCTCCTTATCTTCCTGTAAATGCTTTACTTATTAGTCTCTTTCACCTTTGTTGCTTGCTTCTGTTCTTCTACATTTTTGTATGTTACTGCAATAAAAAATCCCTCTCTGGTTAAATATTCCATTGTAAAATCTCCGATTCCATAAGCATTCTGATATCTGGAATCTGCTCTGTCTGCAAATTCAACAGCCCCACTTCCCAGTAGTCTTATCGCTTCGCTTTTTGGAATCACATCCTTATTACCGATAAGACATGAATTTTTATCAAATAGTGCTGTTGCTGTTAATTTATTCATCATTTTTATTCCCACTCCTTCAAAAAAGTTTTTATGAATGTACGCAAATACTTGATCGTATCTGTATCTTCTATGTTTTCAATCATTTGTCGCAATTCTTCTTTATACTCCGTCACTTCTTTATTCTGCTTCATGCTCTCACCGCCCTTACCGTTCTTTGACTGTCCCTAATAAATTCTCGGCTATTCTATGTATCAATTTTAACAGACGTAAATCTTCACTTTCCTTTACCAGTTTGATTATTCTGTTCTTGTACCATGTTATTTCTTCGTTCTTCATGCTCTAACTCTCCTTTTCTTTTAAATGCGTCACATATATATGTATCAGCTTCAACCACTGCAGATTATTGCTTTCTTGCACCCTTTTAACAATGGCATCCTTGTACCATTCCCGTTTTTTATTCTCTTCCATCTTCTTACCACCTTTTCTCACACAATTGCCTGTACCTGTGATTTGCCAAAGAACCGGGCGTTATATACTGCTCCATCACCTTTAGAACCCCAGATCAGCGAACATCCAAACAATGCTCTTGAGCCGTGTATTACTTCATATCCAAGCTTTTTCCACCCAGACCATGTATTTGTATCCTCAGTGATTCCTAATGCCTTTTTGCTCACCTCAATGCGTTTAGCGTTGACTTCTTCCGCTTTTGCTGACAGCCATGCTCTGTGAAGTGCTTCTCTAAATTTGATATTGTACTTTCGGTAAATCTCCCATGCTTTCAACATAATCCTGCTAAGATTGTATTTCATCTTTCCGACAACTCCTTTCTTATAAGTCTTAGAAAGCTTCCGATCAAGTCATCTTCCTGACTATTGCTAAACACCCGGGTCGCTCACAGGTATATGGACTTTGATTTCACATCTTTTCGGGATGTTCGTTTGCTTTCTCTTAACTTGTGATTATATTATATATCTATTTGCACCAATAGTCCATTGACATTCCATATATATTTGCACCAATATATTTGTGATATTTCTATATTTACATCAATAGATATGTATGTTATAATTAACTGTAATGGAAAAGTGAACTTTTATCTTCCTAAAAAAGTAAAAAAGAAGGTGATAGAATGGCAGAAGAATCCAAAATAAGTAAAGCTCAGCAAAAAGCCGTAAATAAATATGTAAAAAATAATTATGATCGAATAAACGTCACTTTCCCTAAAGGTCAAAAAGAACTAATAAAGGCTCATGCTCAAAAACATAATGAAAGTGTAAATGCTTTCATTATCCGCTCTGTTAATGAAGCTATAGAACGTGATTCATAAAAACTCCATCGTTTAGAAAGGATGTCATATATGAATTTTGTCGAAAAAATATTGAATGCATTTAAACTTCCAGAAAACCAAAATGCCTCAGATTTTTCATTACAGGAAAAAGCAATCATACCCTCTGACAACCTAAAAAAAGCTGATATAATATATTTTAAAAACGGACAAATGTATAAAACCTCCCCACTCGATGCCCGCAGTTGGTACGATGCAAAGTTTCTTGTATCTGATGGAAAAAAATACAACTTAGAATCTATACATGATTTATGCCAGATTCCTGTTCCAACTTTTGCTTCAACAGATCTAATGCATGGTTATGGTATTACAGGAAGTTTGGAATATGTTTTAAAAATGAAAGCAGGTAACCTAAGAAACAATGGATTCATCGAAGAATCTGATTGTTTATATAAACGCATTCATCTTTTTTTAGCTGCTTCCAATAATTGTTATAGATTAAAAGACTATTTAAATTATTCTCATATTCTACTCACCGAATGTAAATTACAAGAGTACGAGCAAGAAAAGCAATTGATCAATGACTATGTAAAAACTATTCCGAATAAGCCAATTGATCTTTTAAATCTACACAAAATATCATTAGACCATGCCCTTAAAGATTGTAAAAAATATCATACTGATTATGTAGTAATGAGTGCTCATCTCGGTTGCTGTGCGGAATGCAATAAATTGCAAGGTCGCGTTTATAGTATTTCTGGAAAAAGTAATATTTTCCCTAAACTTCCCGATGTAATTATGAAAACCGGAAGCGTTCACCCTAAGTGCCGTCATAATATTTCTACTTATTTTTTCAACAATGATGGAACAGATACTATTAGAGATAAAAACGGTCACGATGTCGATGCTATCAAAGCGAGCCAACGCCCCTATATAGATGATCGCTCTGATTCCGAAAAAGAATCATATCGTAATTACCTCAAAGAAAAAGAAAATGAATATCAAAAAGGCATTGATGAAATTGAATATTACACTATTCGTGCCACTTTACCTGATATTGCCCCAAAATCATTCGGTGGTTATCGTCGCATGAAAAATCAACAAACAAAAAATTATCTTAAAATTGCTAAAATTGCCGAGGGGAATGGAATAAAAATTTCTGAACACATAAAATAATTTATACTAACTTTATTTTCTGATCTGCTTGAATCTATTTATCAGATATGCTATATTTAAGACACAAGAGGGAAACCGCAAGCGGCTACCCTGATAATATTAACAGCTATTATTATAAATAGTCGTCAACTATTCGCGGTAGTTGGCGGCTATCTTCGTTTTCCCTTGAAAATCTCATAACAAAGACCTACAAGGGCAACAATGAATATACAAAACTGAATCATATCAGAATATGTAACCATCGCATCGCCCTCCTTTCTTTCGTCTGGAGGGTGTTTTTATCCCTCCGAAGTTGGAGGGTAGCCGCCTGCTTTTGGTTTCCCTGTCCGTATCATATCACAGCATTACCAAACAGGCAACTATATTACTCCCATTAGTATAATTCTATTCTTCCATCTCTATATCACGCATCAGCAACAATCGTTCCACTGTTTCCAGTGTTTTTCTCCTGTATCCTTGAAAATCCTTTCTCTGCATCGGGATCCAGTGTCTTTTATACATCACCTCATAACCGATACCCAGTTTTAAACACGTAAACAGCTCTGCTGCTATGTCCTCATTGGTCAAGACTGCTGCCCGTAAAAGCAATACTAAATCTTCGCCCCTTGCTTCTTTGCAGAATTTCACAAGTTTATCAACCTCTATGTGATTGATTCCATAATCCGACATAGATCTGTCTCTTACTCCTTGTGCCATTTTACCTACCTCCCGAGTTCGAATACATTCTGCCCGTTGGACATCTGCATTTCTTTTGCTGTATTAATAAGCTGTTCAAGTACAGTACGGCTATCCAGATTTACCACAAGTTTTATCATTCCTGTACCTTTACCGCTTTCCTCACTTACGATTTTTCTTAACAGATTTTCCGGCATCTCCAAGTTGTTTCCCTTTCTCTGGTCACCAAGCACCGCCAAGAACGGATTTCCGGCCGGAATAACTGCCCCTTGTGCAAGATATGGAATTCTTTTGTAATTTGCATGGGAAAGATTAATTCCTTTACCACCGATACCTGGAACCCAATCCGGTACTTTAATGTGATTCAGTCCGTCTACCAAACCGTTAATTGCATTAATAATCGCTCGATTCAATCCATTAAATAGGGCGATAACCATATTTACAGGTGCTTTAAAAATTGAGTAGATTAAATTAGCAGTTCCACGGAGTATTTTTAGTATTCCTTTTAGCGCCATATCTACATTCCCTGTAAATACTCCTTTTAAAAATGTGACAAACCCAGAGCAGATCTGTTTAATGCTGTTAAAAATCCCTTTAAAGCTGTTAAGAAAAACTTCCACTACATCTCCAAATACTCCGAATTGAGCGTGCCAGTCAGTGGCAAATACTCCTTTTATCCAGTCTATAAGCTTCGACATTACGACTTTAAGCTGATCCCAGTGAGTGATTATTAATACAATAGCTGCAACGGCCAACGCAATGGCAATAGGTATTACATTTGAATCCACTGCAAATCCTTTGAAAGCCGTAACGATCATAGAAATTGCTCCAGATAATCCCCCGGCACCAGTGAATACGCCTATAAGACTTGTAATGGCATCTTTTATTCCAAGTACAAGAGGTGATATCTTCGATGATACAAAGGCTCCAAGCAGTGCAGCTCCAATGGCATCTATAATCCATTGATGCTCTCCGAGAAAATCAAACAAACCCGCAAGTAGATTAATAAGGAACGGAAGTCCATTTTCTATCAAGAACTTAAGCATTGGTAAAATGATATTCGTATACAGTCTTTCTAAGAAACTTCCAATAGCTTCTATCAGCGGTGACATAGATTCAAACAGATTCTTAATCGAATTAAGTAACGGGTAAAAGTCCAACGATCCCGCCCACTGAGCCGTATCCCACACAAGACGATTGATGATATCAAGTACCTTTTGGAAAGCATCTGCTATAGCCTGTATAATAGCCGTTCCTACGGCGTTTTTATTCCAAGCTATATCTAATTGCCTTGCGATATTCCCGACCGTTGTAAGCAGCCCCTGTGCGATCTGTAACATGGTAGACAGTATCTGTGTGCCTGTACCATTCGTCCAGACTTCCAACATACTACTGCCGACACTCTTTGCCAGTGCTCCAAGCTCCGACAATGCATACTTAGCAGCATCAATCGTGTTCTTTCCCTCACGTTCCCACGCTTCTTTAAATGGTTGGAATATCTGCCCCAGTACATCCTTGATTTTTTCGAAAATCGGCGGTGCATCTATTGGAACTTCTTCAAACATTTTGCTGATCGGTGTTCCGTTTACATCGGATCCAGACGGTGCTGTGTCGGTATCCTTATTTGTTGTGTACTGATTAATTTCATCGAGCGGTGACAGGTAGTCTTTCGCTGCTTTTGTGGCTTTCTTCGTAGACTTGGCGGTCTTGTCCAGACTTGCAGCATAATCTTTTTGTACTGCCAATGCCTTTGTGTATGTCTTATTCCCAGCAAGATAACCAAAAAACATTCCTACATAGGTTATGGCTGTGCTGATAAGGTCAATGAATCGTGACAGTATCGGTGTGATAACTGTCAGAATCGGACTGAAAGCTGTAGCAAATGCATTTTGCAATCTTATAAGACTCCCCCACAAAGTAGATATATTTGCGTTTGTGGTTTTGGAGTATTGAGCAAGATTATTAAATCCACCTATTATTCCTTGTGTAAGAGCACTAAGAATTCGAAAAACACCGCTAAACAATAGAGACATCGTAAGCATTCTTCCGATACTCATTCTTGCTGATCCGGCTGATTTACTTGTATCTTTAAAGGATTTGCTTAATTTTGAATTTGAATTCGCTGTTTTGTTATTCGCACTGTTTACACCAAAAAGTTTCTCCTTCAAAGAGACCAAACCAGTACCGTAACTTGCAAGTTTGCTTTTAATGCCAGAATACGATGTGTTTAATCGGTTCTGCATATCAGCAAGTTTTCTTTCTGCACTCGCAAGTCTTTCCATGTCTGCCTGTGCTTCTTTGGTGTTCACACCAGTCGAAAAGGCTTTTCCAGAAACTTCCAGATCAATAAGCTCCGACCTTGCGTATTTAATAGTGTTCGCAAGCTCATCTATGTCATACTGCATTTTTTTATATGATGTGCTATTTACCTTTCCACCTGTAGCTCCGAAACGTTCTTTTGCATCGTTAAGCCGATTGAGTTTTTCCTGTGCTTGTTCAATCTGTGCTGTTATCTCTTTGTATTCCGTAGTCGGAATCCGTTGATTCGCATAAGCAGCTACCTTTTGCCGTAAGGATTCTACTTTTTGTTCCTGCGTACTGTACTCATCATTTAGCTTCACAAAAGAATCTATCTGGTTATTAAGAGTCTTTTTTACATTACTTCCCAATGTATTTACTCTGTCTGCTGCCCGATGCACTCCCGCTTCAATTTCTGCGGTACCTGCCTTTATGCCATCGGTTCTGATTTTTGTGTTAATAACAATACTTCCATCTTCTGTCATGTATCGTCCTTTCTACCGCTTACTGTTAACGGTTAGCGGGCAACTCCAAACGTTGCCCGGTTATTCCTTATATTTTTTTAATCCATTCCTCAAATAAATCATTTAACTTATCAAAAAATTCAAGGTAAAGTGTATATGATGGCTTTTGCACTCCGAACACCTTTTTGCAAGCTCCTTTTCCAAATAGTTTTTCGAACTCTACAGCGAATTTACCATCCAATGTTTTATAAATCTGGTCTTTATTGTGCGGCTTTCGCTCTTCCTCTTTCTCCGCTTGCCTCAACAATTTCAACATTTTTCTTATAGCTTTTCCTGTTTTTTCTATTCCGGTCGGAAACGCAATCGAAATATGCCCGTTTTGAACTTTGATAACTTTCTTTCCATCAATCGATATGTTTTTCATTCTCTCTCTCCTTTCTGTCCAAATTCACCCATATCAGAGCATTAGTGCAGAAATTAAGAAACTCTGTTGTAAAAATCGCCAATAAAATAATTGTTAAAAATACCTTCATGTTCTTTCTCCTTTTCTATTCAGTTAATTGTTCCAAACTTCATTTGCTGTAATATTCAGAGCATCAAGGAAGTTATCTCGTTCATGTACTTCCGGCATACTCTCTTTAAATCGGATCTCTAACTTTGTCAGTTCCAAGTTCATCCGCTGATCGTCATTGAATCGCTTCATGAGTAGTTGTGCCGCCTTAGTTCTGTCAGTTATAGCCGGATCTAATCCAAACTGCTCCGCTATATCTCCTCGCATCACAGATGTAAGGAATTCCAAGACTTCCTCTGTCGTTGCTACTTCTTCGCTTTTGGTTTTGCTCAATATCTCGCTCATGTACTCAACAACATTCGGCTTTGTCAAATTCAGCGATCCTATCTGTCTTGCTGACCGCTCACTGTATCCGGCTTTCTTTGCCGCATCTGTTATGTTTCCAGAGATCAGAAATTCCAATGCGAATTTCTTTTGCTTCGATGTAAGTTTTTCTTTCATCTATCTACCGTCCCATTCTATTCGTTGAATCAAATCATCACCTCCGCTGTCTTTTTCCCTATATGTCCCAAATGTCATGTTTTTCTGTTTCATCAGTATATGTTCGCTTGTCTTAACATTTCTTAACAATCCGAAGCTTTTTTTGCTATGCTTTTGCTTATATCTCCTCAAAATGTTAGCAAATGTTATCATTTTC